TACAGGGTTGCTTTGCGGGACATTACCCGCAACTTGAAACAGGCCACAGCCACAAAGAAAAGTTTCATGAGTGGGAAATATATGCCCAGCTTGATTGTTAAAGTTGATGCCTTGACCGCAGAGCTTGCAAGTGATGAGGGGCGCGAAGGCGTTTACCAAAAGTACCTAGAATCTGCAGAGGCCGGACGGCCGTGGATTATACCCGCAGAGCTTTTGGAAATTGATCAAGTGAAACCTTTGACCTTACAAGACCTAGCAATTAATGAGGCAGTGGAAATCGACAAACGGACAGTGGCGGGCATCTTTGGTGTGCCAGCTTTCTTCTTGGGTGTAGGGTCCTATAACAAAGATGAGTACAACAACTTCATCAATACCACGATCCTACCTATCGCCAAAGGTATGGAACAAGAACTCACAAGGAAACTCTTGTACAGTCCCGACTTGTATTTTAAGTTCAATCCTCGCTCTTTGTATGCTTACGACATCAAAGAACTTGCAGACATGGGGAGCAACTTATATGTGAGGGGGATCATGACGGGCAACGAGGTAAGGGATCTGCTTGGCATGAACCCGAGAGAAGGGTTGTCGGAATTAGTAATTCTTGAAAACTACATTCCGCTGGGTATGATTGGCGACCAAGCAAAACTGCAAGGGGGTGATAAAGAAGATGGACAGAGCGACCAAACAGACTAGGAGCTTGCAAACGGAGCTAACCACTAGAGCCGAGGCTGACGGGCAGGAGATGTATATCGAGGGCTACTTTGCTGTGTTTGGCCATGAGACCGAACTGTGGCCGGGGGCTTTCGAGGAAATCGCCTCAGGAGCATTTGATGAAACGCTCAGCAATGACATCCGTGCCTTAATCAACCACGACACCACCCTAGTCCTGGGCCGGACCAAGGCCGGAACCCTGGAACTCAAGACAGACAACTACGGCCTGTGGGGACGGGTCAAGATCAACCCTAACGACATCGACGCGGTCAATTTCTATGAGAGGGTCAAACGTGGCGATGTGGACCAGTGCTCCTTTGGTTTCAACATCACCTCCGAGGAGACAGACTGGCGGGATGACGGGACAGTTAAGTGGCGTATCACCGGGATTGATTTACATGAAGTATCGGTGGTTACTTTCCCAGCCTATGAAGATACCGGAGTACAAGCCCGCAAGGAAGCGGTGGAACAACACCGGGAGCGCTTGTTGGCAGCACAAAAAACCAAGTTGAAAGAGAGGTTGAAAAGATGCTTAAACAGCTAATGCTTTCTAAGCAGATTGAGCAGCGCTGGAACGCGCTGGAAGAGCTGGTAAAACAAGAAGAAGCTCTGAAGGTGCGTTCTGAACAGTTGGAGGCGGCTATTGAAGAGGCCGCAAACGATGACGAGCTTGAGGCTGTTACTGAAGAAGTCGCGAAGCTCGAAGCCGAGCAAGCCGAGCTCAAAGAGAAGAAGACCAAACTCGAGGAGGAGATTGCTGAACTCGAAGGCGAGCTAGATGAACTCAAGGCCAAGGATCCCGACAATACGGAAAGAAAAAAAGGAGTTGAGAAAATGGAGAAACGCGAGTTAAGAGATTTAATTGGATCTTTTGTGCGCACCAAAGGGCGCATGTTGAGGGATGATCCTCCAGCAGAGCCAGAACTTGTCGGCTTTAAGATTGTTGATGGTGGCGTGCTTGTACCCGAGGAAATTCTTGCGCCGGAAAAGGAAAAAAGGGATGTTGTTGATCTAACCAAGTACGTGCGGGTCCGCAAAGTCAATAGTGGTTCCGGCAAGGTACCTTTGCTGAAAAAGTCTGGTTCCAGGTTGTACACTGTCGATGAGTTGGGAGAAAATCCAGAACTAGCCAAGCCCAGTGTCGAAGATGTTGACTATAGCATCGATACCTACCGTGGATATGTGCCCATCTCCCAAGAGGTTATCGATGACGCCGATTACGACATCGTTGGCCTGGTTGCCGAAGATATGGCTGATCAGGAACTCAATACCAAGAACGCGGCCATTGCAAGCATCCTAAAAACTGCTCCTGCCGTAAGCTACACCGGGACCGGTGAAAATAAAACGGCTGATACGGTTGTAGGTGTTGATGGTCTGAAAACCGTGCTCAACACGAAGCTGAAGAGAGTGTACAACACCAAGTTATACGTGAGCTCCAGCCTATACAACGAACTTGACCTGCTCAAAGACAAAAACGGCCGCTATCTATTGCAAGATAGTATCACCGCCGCATCTGGCAAGTCCTTTGCTGGGCGTGAAGTTATCGTGTTGGATGACGATGTGATCGGCGAAGCCGCAGGTGACTTGGTTGCCTTTGTGGGTGACGCTTATGAGTTTGTAACCCTGTTTGATCGCAAGCAGATGTCTGCCAAGTGGGTTGACATGAACATCTATGGCGAGTTGCTCGGCATCTTTGTGCGCTTTGACGCCGTTAAATTTGACGAGTCCGCCGGCTACTACTTTGAGTGGGAACCAGAACCGGAAGATGACGGCTCGGAAGTTGAAGGTGACGGCTCGGAAGTTGAAGATGACGGGGG